GTCAGGGAAAGCCACCGGGCCCACCTCCTTCCTATCGGGCGGGGGCGAAGTAGCGTTCGGCGCTGCCGCCGGCCTCGGTGCGGATGGAGTTGCGCAGCCATTCGACCAGCGCGCGCGGCATGCCGTGCGCGTCGATGACGACCGTCGGTGTGGCTGCGGCTGCCGCCGGGGAAGCGCCCGTGGTGGGGATGCCGTTGGTGGCGGCCTGCGCGGTGGCCCGTCCCATGGCGGTGATCTCGCCGAGGCCGGACTCCCAGCCGGCGACGATGCCCGCGGGGATCCACCGGCCGACGGTGTCGGCCATCACCTTCGACGGCGAGCCGATCCCGAGCGCCTTGGCGATCGGACCGGGGATCAGATCCTTCGCCCATCCGATCAGCGTGTCCCGCAGCCAGCCGCCCATCGACTGGATACCCCGCCACAGGCCGGACACCACGTCCTGCCCCTTGCTGTACAGCAGGCTGCCGAGGTTGCCGATGGCGCGGGAGATCCGGCCAGGAAGGCCTTTCACCCAGGTGACCATCTCCAGGGCCTTGCGGGTGGTGGCGGTCTTGATCGCGCTCCAGTGCTTGATGACCAGGCCGAGGAGTGTCCAGTTCAGGAAGGCGCTGTAGAGGCGGCCGGGGATGGACTTGACCCACCGGACGACCGCGTCCCAGGCGGACGAGGTGACCCTCTTGATGGTGTCCCAGTGCTTGATGACCAGGCCGATCAGAGTGAAGTTGAGGAACGCACTGACCATCTTGTCCTTGGCCCACGTGAGCTTGTCGACGACCCACTCCCAGGCGGCCAGCGTCCACCGCTTGACGTCGTCCCAGTAGGCGATGATCAGGACGACGAGGGCGCCGATCGCGAGGCCGATCCAACCGATCGGGCCCAGGCCGATCACCCAGGCGCGGGCCATCTGGATGCCCGTCCACATGGCCCGGCCGCCCATGACGATCAGGGCGGGCACCACCACGGCGGTGATGACGGCGGCGAAGGCCTTCAGGACGCCCTGGTGATCGGCGAGGAAGGATCCGAATCTGCTGAGGGCGGGGATGACCTGGCCTCCGAGGAACTCGACGAAGGCCTGCTGCATGGTGTTCTTGAACTGGGTGATCTGGGCGCCGGCGTTGTCGCGCAGGCCGTCGCCGAGCGCGTCGGCGGAGCCCTTGGCGCCGTCCATGGCCTTGGATGCCTTGCCGATGTCCAGGGCGAACAGGGCGGCACCGAGGTCCTCCCCGGGGCCGCCGAACAGGGTGGAGACGATCTGCTTGGCTTCCTGGCTGTTCGGGCCGAGCTTCTTCAGCTCGTCCATGACCTGGCCCATGGCCTTCTCGCCGCGTGCGCCGCCGGCCGCGATGTCGTCGCCGGTCTGCTTCGCGTTCAGGCCCAGCGTCTCGAAAGCGGTGATGACACCCTTGGATCCCTCCGTGGCGCGCAGGTTCAGCTCTTTGAAGGCGTCGCCGATCTTGTCGGTGTCCTTGACCCAGCCGCCCTGGATGCCCTGCCGGATCAGCCCGAGCGCGGTCTGTCCGGAGAGCCCTGCCGACTTGAAGACGGGCCCGTACTCCGTGAACGTCTCCATGAGGTCCTCGGACGCCGGGCCGAGGCCGGTCATGCCCGCCGCGAGCAGGTCGAAGGCTTCCGTGCCGTTCTTCGCCAGCCCGTTCTTGATCATGCCGCCCGCCGCGTTCGCGGCCATGCCGAGGTCGACGTCGAAGGTGTTCGCGAGGTCGGCGGCGTTCGTGGCGATGGACTTGATCTGGGCGTTCGTCGCGCCGGCGGGAACGAGGCCGGAGGACATCACCGCGCGGATGGTGTCCGCACCCTGCTGGAAGTCGGTGACGATCGCATCCGAGAACAGCTGACCGGCGATCTTCCCGTAGCGTTCGGCCTCGGCCGGGGTCGCGCCGAGCTGCGCCCGCAGCTTCCCGACGATCTGGCCCTGGTTGAGGGCCTCGGTGACCCCGCCGATCAGCGCCGCCCCGGCGACCACGCCCGCGCCGAGCATGGCGCCCTTGAACGCCCCGCTGAACCGGCCCCCGGCCTGACGGCCCGCGTCGCCTGCCGGGCCGGTCAGGCCGTCGTTGAGGGCCCGCTGCGCTTCCGGCCCGAACCCCCGCATGGAGGGCACGAGCCGGACGAACGCAACACCTACCTCTTCGGCCACCGCGGCCACCCCCTCATTGAGTTGTCGTCAGCCGCCCTGGGTGCGGGCGGGCCCGTAGCGGGCGAGGAGCCGTTGCACGTCGGCCGGGGAACGGTCGGTACGCCCGGTACGGACGCCGGGCTTCTGCGCGAGCGGGCTGACCGGCTTGGGCTTGTTGCGGTTCTTCTGGCCGTCCTTGGAGCGCTGCCAGTTCGCCACCCGCAGCTCGTCCAGGTGCTGGTACGCCAGGTGCTCGCCCAGGGTGCGGCCGTCGCTGCCGAGGAGCTGCGCGGTCACCGACGTGCGGTCCGCGCACAGCGCCTCGTGCAGGACGGCGATCCGGCGGACGGTCAGCGTCTCCGGTTCGACCGGCGACCCGCGGAGGAGGAGGTCGACCGCGAGGGCTTCGCGGAGCTGCGGCGTGCAGATGACCGCGATGCCGCTTTTCCCGCGCGCTGCCCGTGCGCCACCCACGCGCGGGACAGCTCGCCCTGCACGCCGACCGGCATTTCGTCGATGGCGTCGTAGGCGTCCTCGTTGGCGATGTCCTCCAGCACGGAGTCGTCGCCCTCGCGGAAGCGGCGGGCCTGCTCGCCGGTGAGGGTGTTGATGTTGGGCAGTTCGTACTCCTCGCCGTCCAGGCCGGTGAAGACGAACGGGTCGGTGTTCTGCTCGGCTGCAATCTTGCGTGCGTCGAAGACCATGCGCGGATCCCTTCACGAGTGCGCGCGGACAGGGCGGGGAGCGTTCCGGGGGCACTCCGCGCGAGATGCCCCCGGAACGCGATCAGGAGGGGTCAGGACCCGATGTCCTCGCCCCACGCCGCGGAGTTGGAGAACTTCGTCATGAGGTTGCCGTTGTCGTCCGGGTAGGCGGTGATCGTCACCGGGTACATGACGGCCTCCCCGGACTGGTACGGGACTTCGCCGCGCTCGGTGAGCTCGCCGTTGCCGACGTAGATGCGGATGAGGTCGGTGCCGTCGACGACGTTCAGCACGAACGCCCTGGGGTCACTGGTGGCGGGCTTGACGTCGATCTTCCACTCGCCGCCGTTCGCCACCACCTGCGAACCCGGATAGAACAGCTCCAGGTTGGATCCGCGAGTCTGGATGAGGGTGCAGGCGATCGTCAGCGTCGACTCGGTACGCGCCGCCCGCACGGTGGTCGCGTTCTGCCACGCGATGATGTTGTCGACCGAGTCGTCCCAGTTCTCGGTCACGCCGTCCTCGGACACGTACCCGTGACCGAGGAACAGCGGGTCCAGCACGCTGACGGCGGTGGTGGGTGCGGCCGTCCCCCGGGGAGCCGACAGCAGCTCCCCGGTGATCGCCACCCGTACTTCTTCGGCAACCAGTGCCATGGCGGTACTCCTTCGCGAGGGTCAGGGCATCGCCCGGGCGCGCGGACACCACCGGGAGACGAGAAGGGGCTGTCAGGGGGCGGGGTGGACGACGTCGTCCGCCCGGATGTCGAGGCTGTAGGTCGCCCACGCCACAGGTGAGTTGGTGACGGGGTCGTCGTCCAGGCGCGGGGCGAGGAACTCCTGCACCCGGTAGCAGGCGGGCCCCAGGAGCGCCGTGCCGGACAGGGCCCACACGTAGGCGCGGACGAGGAGCGCCAGCGCCATGGCCGCGCGGTCGTCGGGATCCCAGCACTTGACGTCGAGGCGGGCGCTGTCCCGTACCGGGAGCAGGCCGGTGCCGCCGACGCGCCGCACCTGGACCAGCTGCGCCGGCCTCGCATCGGGGATGCGGGAGACGACCGGGACGGGGGCGACGAGCGGCGTCAGGTAGGCGATCAGGAGTCCGTTGGCGTCGGGGAAGGCCATCACACCGCCTCGATCTCGATCGGCCCCAGGATGGTGTGCAGGGGCACCCACAGCAGCCGGTGCGGGTCGGTCTTGAGGATCAGGCAGCCCTCCTCCACACGGGGCGGCTCGATCACCTGCTTCCACCCGGACATGCCCGAGAACTTCGGCCACCGCACCCGAAACGGCGGCGCGGGAGGGCCGGCGTCCTTCTGCATCACCACGGCAGGATCCCCTCTGTCTGTGTCAGTCGGCGGCGGCCGACATGGCGCTGCGGAAGTAGCCGTGCTCGCGCTCCACGCGCAGCGACCCGGGGTGCACGGCGATCGCGGTCGCGCCGGCGCGGGTCCGGCCGACGTATGAGTCAGCGATGATCCTCACCGGTTCGGGGGTACCGGAGTCCGCGAGGGCCCGCTCGAAGGAGGGGCCCGCCTGGTCGGCCACGGCCTGGGCCCGGCGCTGAAGGTCGGCGCGGACGCCGTCGGACTTCAGCAGCGCGGCCGCGCCGCGGGAGTTGAGACGGAAGCTTTCGATCACGCGTGTCACCAGCGGCCTCCTATCCGTCGACGATCTTCAGGGTGAGTTCGGTGTGATGCGGGTCCGTCGAAGCGGCGGCCGCCATCGCGAGGGGGTTGTAGAACGGGCCCGGCTGCCCGTCCAGTTCGAACACCACCGCCCCGGACGGGTGGCCGGCCCACTCGATCCGCGCACGCCGGGGCACCGGGCTCGCGTTGGTGACCATCAGCCAGCGCTGCTCCATGGGATCCGCCCCGACCTGCGTGACCGCCGTGCGCTGGTCCTGCTGCAGCCACGCCGCCGCCTCGGTACGCGTCGCTCCCGCGCCGTAGTCGTAGACGGTGTTGCCGTAGCCGTCCGTCGACGTCGCCGGGTCCACGACCATGACCGTGTGCGGCAGCAGCCGCCCCGGGACCGCGCTGGTCATCGCCGTCTCCCCGGCGCGGCGCGGCTGATCTTCCGGGTCAGGTCGGCGATGGTCTGCTGTGCCTTCGCGGCCGCCGCCTGGTCGTCCTTGGCCATCGCTTTGGCTAGCTTGGTCTGCTCGCGTACGAGCTGGCGCTGCCAGCGCTCTGCTGCGGTACTCATCCGGCCTCCACCTGGATCGTTCCGGCGCGGCGCGGTCCGTAGCGGCGCACGCTCTTCTCGTCGTCGGCGGTCATCACGACGGTGGCGCCGACCGCTCCGGAGCCCTGCTGCAGCTGGTAGTTGTAGGCGCCGATCCGTTCGGCGACCATGCCGGGCGTCATCGACGGCGACAGCAGGGTGCGCAGCACCATGGCGCACACGGTGGCCACGATGATGTCGGGCATGACGGCGTATCCGTGGTCGTAGGTGGCCTGGTAGGTGTCGGGCTGCATGCGGTCGCGCCACGCCGGGGTGGTGAAGTCGGTGCTGTAGGTGGCGTAGGTGAGGTCGACCTTGTCGCGGCCGTCCCACGACCAGCCCGTCATGGCGGCCGTGGCCACCCCGTCGGGTGCCACCGCCTCCACCGACGTGACCGCGGTGACCGGGCGTTGCGGCAGCCGCAGCAGGGAGCCGACCGGGCGCAGGATGATGACGTCACCGGCGACCGCGGACAGCGTCTGCCCGGTGAACTCCCGCACCTTCGCCGAGGCGTCCTTCAGCAGCGCGGCAGCGCGGGCCGCTTCCTCGGCCGTGAGGCTGCGGCCCAGCCGCGCTTCAAGGTCCGCCACGGTGGCGAGGTCTGCCATGGTCCACCTCCTGTGTGGTTTCGGCGAGCAGGGCCCGCATGGCATACGGGTCCTGGCGGGCCTGGTGGTAGCGCCCCCATAGGACGAGGCTCTCGTCGGATCCCCAGCGGCGTGTCAGGCGTGGCTGGGGCGGATGCCACAGGTGCCACAGCGGGACGATCCCCCGCCACGGCATACCGGCGAGGCAGGCCAGAGCGAGCGCCCAGGCCTCGTCTTCCTGCCCCCACCCGACGAACCGGGGGTCCAACGGGATGCGCTCATACGTGGAACGCGGCAGCACGGTCATGCCGCCGCCGGCGAACCCGGGATACGCCCTCTGCGCGAGACGGGAGGTGACGCCCAGCGGCGCG